GCACTCGGTTTGAGATAGTTTCACAATGATTTCCTCCGATTAAGTTCATCAGCGTAGGTAAAAGCTTGGTCTTCGTAGTAACCCTCACGCACAGGATTAACCTTGCGCAAGTTAGCTGCAGCCTTCCTGCAGTCTGTGATGATGTAGCGCAGAGAATAGGTATCTAAAGTCTCTGCGTGAGATCTCCACTTAGAGAAGTCTTCCGGCGTGGCATAGTCAGGTCGCATGATCAGATCTCCCAGTAGTTGCCAAGTTCGAACTCAGCTTTGAACGCGTTAGCTATATCTTCAGCGATAATCATGCGCAGATTCTTAGGGAATGTGTTGCGCAGAGATTGTGTCATCGAGCCGTGGCACATCAGGTAATCCTTAGCTGCAGGAAGTACCAAATTGCGCTCGATAAACTTAACAGCACGTTCGTAATCGTAGGTGCCCTTCTTGTGAAACTTGGAGAGACATTTGCCCACTGAGTTGTAGTGAGCAGATGAAAAGTTGGTCGAGTAAAGTTCTAGCTCTACTCGAGCATCTTGATCAACAAAAACAGTCATGAGAATCACCTGTAATTTGATAAACAAATGGAGGGAAAGAATCCCTCAGTGAGCCTACAAAGCTCAGGGAGAGAATCTAGCTCGATGATCTAATTTGATCCAATGTGATCTAATTAAGAACAACCAAGCGGACAAGGTACAAACTAAAAGGCCCCTCACAGACAGAAACCGTGAGAGAAAAAGTGAAACAATTTGGCAGGCATGTAGTTAGTTACAGTGCGCAGATTGGCCTCTGACGTATAACTGACCCAGCCATCGCACGGATCGGCGCCGTGGTGATAGGTCAGTGTCCAGAGTTTGCGTACCTGCACCATAGACAGATACGCTGGACAAAAAATCTGACACGTAACTAACTACAACCGGACCAGTTGGATTGTATTTAGTTGCAACCTGACGAGGGTTACTAACATTTAGCGTCACTGGTTTGCCTTAGTTACAGACAAGATACCCGCTGACAAGTAGTTAAGAGTGCTTATCCAATGGCCTACTTAGTTCGGCTGCATTGTCCTAGCTACTTGTGCAAACTATTTGAGAACAACAGTAAGTTGATTTCGTACTAACGTCGCCGCGTTCCTACTACACTTACAGCTATTCTGTTGTCAAGGTTCGTCAACCTAGAAGCCTTTACAGTTCCGGCGCTCGCGTTAGGTCACACCATGCCTGCCATTGCCTACACTTCAGGCGCTCCCTGGTGGGAGCCCCCTACCATCAGCGGCAGAGCGTGGGGACCTTTCGGCCGTCCCGGTTCCGTCTTCAGCTTTCGAGGTTCAATCGATCGTTATTTGATCGATGAGCACAGCATCGCTCCGGATCGGTGCGAACGTCAACCCCTTCCAGCCGGTCTCTCAACTGGCACACAATGGCATGGGGCTCACCTAGTTACAAGAACGAAACGCACGCGCCCGCGCAAATACCACGCGGCAGGCCCGCAAGTCAAGCTTTGAAATAAAACGTGATAGGTCATCCCCGCTAGAACAGATGTATTAATACAGCTTCACAATACTAAATGATACATTTAACATAACTTAATGATATTTAAGGGGCAAAGATTTACCCGCAGGATATAAACTTTCCTCCCCGACATTTCTTTTTTTTCCATAAGGAGCAATTCCGCCGCGCCCGGCGAGAAGTATTTGGTTTTGTAGCGGGAAAAATGGGATGAGAGTTTTGAGTACCAACATACTAACAGCCCTGACGAAAAAAATTTCGCCGCGTGGGCATAAGCCCTAAATGTTTTACTGGTTATATATATTTATCTATTTTTGCTTTCTAGGTCTTTAATTAGGTCTTTTAAAAACACCACGTAGGTACGGAGCAGGTCCGCCGCGATCAGATGTCGCGTATCCATACTCTCAAAGTAATGTTGATTATGTTTATCTACCGTATCGAGTGCCGTTTTAATCGTGCCGTTCCAAGGCGCACGCAAAGGCGTGTTCCACTCCCGTGCCACGGGGCGAAATCAGGGTACTTATTTATGCTAAGACGGGAAATCTTATTAAAATTTTCGGCTTCAACTTTTAATAAGGAAGCCAATAAGCAGTCTTATTAAAGGTTCAGGCATTTATGAACATATTCAGCACAAAAAAGTTTTACATCTCGTGTCGCCTAGAGTTATAAGATACTTTTAAAGCACCTCATGGACTCTGACACCCTAAAAAAGTGGGAAAAAGTCAAAGATGCGTTAGAAGAAGCAGGTAAAACGAACAGTCACTTCTACAAACGTGCCCTAATAATTCTGAAAACGGGTGCAGATCCTGGACCTGAAGAGTTTTTCAAGAATTTTTAGGTTTTTATGCGGCGCACTAAACCTTTTTTAGCGTCTTAGGCTGGTATAACTGGGAGCCTCCACATGCTTTCGACGAGCACCCGTCAGAGAGTTGAATTTATCTGTGAACGAGTCGCAAAAGGTGGTGAAGTCCAGTTTAAGGACATGGAGTGGATCCAAAAATTGGCTAAGGTCAATCACTCTGTGGAGGCGATGCTTCGCCGAGCGCGACGTACAGCTATTAACGGTGATGTACCGGAGGGTAGTTTGGACGATTTTATGCAGAAAATGGATTTGGGGGATCCTGATCCGTCTAACCACCTTTCGGGACCGCAGGATCCGACCACTTTGGCGGAGTGGTTCTCTGAAAAGCGCAAATGGTTCCGTGGAGCGGAATGACTTCTTGTACTTAGTTCAAAGGTTTATCTTTCAAGTCAGAAAGAGTTTTTATTATTAACTCACTTCGCTCGTCATCTGACAAGCTGTTCCACTCTGAAAGGGCGGGATCGTCTTCATCCCAAATAAAATTTACGGTGCAAGACCCATCCTCGTGTTCTTCCGCTACTTCTATGTAAATTGAGGGCAAGTCTTTACTAGAAGTAGGATTTTTGTCAGACATAGTGGTTTTTAGTGTTTTTTTGCAATCAGCTTAGACACCTCGTAACTCAATTCCGCTGATCTGATCCATTAGTTTCTTCATCGTCGCTTCACCGGGGTTAGGGATATCTCCCTTCATAATCATCTCGTAAATAATACGAGCTTCTTCGCGATGCCTCAAGCGATCATCGTAGTCAGATGCAATTGTGGAATCATTTTTATCGGTGTTAAAAATTGACCCAGCGATCCGCATTTGATGTTCCTATTGTCTGTTTAATTTTAGCTAGTTGTTTGCCGCTAAGTGTCTTACAGTGCTGCCGCTATACTAATAAATAAGAGTTGATCGCTTCTAATGCTCCACCAGGGTGCTGGTTACCGTTTAGGTGCTGAACAGGAAGCCGAAGAACTGACTAAACAAGGTGTAGATTTCCTGAATAGCTACATTCAGAGCTCTTTTTCTGCTCCTACCGAGATCGCGGGCGGGATCCCCGTGGGCCAAGACCCCATTTTCCCGATGGCTCAGGATGAGTTCCGTGATTTAGTTTTGCAGCGGATCGACAGGCGTGAAGGCAATGCCCAGAAAGCTGCCGATCGATTTGGCGGTTCTTTGATCAACGCCATTCGATCCGGTCAGCTCAAAGGGGTTTAAGGTTTTCTTTAACCTGTAGGAAATAAAAAGATCCCACCAGGAGCCTAGGTGAGTCCCCTATTGTCAGGGGAATCTCATAGATGGGCATGGAAGCCGAGTTCCCCTCAGAAAAACTTGTTGCGTCTATGAGCAAATTAATAGCGCTCTCGTCTGGCTGTGAGACACCATCTTTTCCACGAGCCAGCACTGTGCGTAAAACGCCCCAATACGGTCTCATGTCCAGCCTTACATGGGATGAGAACGGGGAACTTGATATTAAATAACCGTAATTATTTCTTAACTTCTTGTGTAGCTTAATAAACGGTATCTAATACTACCGTTTTCTAGTGTAATAGTAGTCTCCTTAAGGGCATGACTACTATTACGTATCGCGGTGTACAGTACGACCGCGAGCGCCACCATGAATTATTCAGGGACTGGTGGGCTCTGATACACCGAGCTACGCTTTGGCTCTGTTACAGGGGTATAAAGTACAGGCCCGCCACCCAAAACCACGGTGGACCTTCGGTTTTTTGACCTACGCACCCCTCAAGGCAGCAAAAGACTGCTTTTCTTTGTGACTTAAGCGTTTTTACCGTTTTCAGGAGGTAATCCCGTACGCACTGTGTTATTATATGAGTGTCTCATAGTTACATCACATGAAAACCAAAGCCCCTGTTGAGCTCAAGTCTCGTCATCTACCGCTTTTTGCGCTCGCGTGGCAGTCTTGGAAGCTTTTAGACACTGGATCTCAGATCCTGATCAAAGGTTCCGTGCTTGCGCTTGCTTTTTTCCTTTGCGGCGTGGCCATTTCTAATGGACCGCTCGTAAACGAGGAGACTCGGATCCGAATGCGAGCCGAAGATGAGTGTATTGCGGAAGGTCTCAGCAACCTTGACAACGATAGGTACAGTGTGTATCGCTTGTGTAAGGCCTATGCCCTGCGGTACGCAAGAGAAGCTGTGTCTCCTTCTGAGACAAAAATGATTTATTGAGTGTACTAGCAAATACGTTGCCCTGAGGGAGTTCTTGTGCTTTACTTCAGTGCGAGGACAGCCCTCTTACATCGTGTCTCAAGGCCTTCAATTTTTCACCTGCCCAGTTTGTCAAAAGTTTTTCTATCTAAAGGGGGCAAAATTACGCGTTTGGACTGCTCGAGCGGTCCGTAACCCTTCCACTCCTGGTCCTTACTGCAATTACAAGTGCTCTTCGTCGCACAACGCTGCGAAAGCAACAGCAGCACGGAAACTAAAAGACAAAGTAAAGACGTGAGTCTTTCTTGTTTGAGTGTAATAGGGTCTTTCTGTAGCTAAGGACCCTATTTTGTGTACCTTTTACTGCGCATCTAGCAATCTGGTGAATGCAGTCGACTCATAATCGACCTTAGGTGAGTTCAATTCTCGCGATGCGCACCACGCCTCTGTGACGGAATAGGTATACGTAACGCACTTAAAATGCGTCGCTCTTTAGGGCTTGCGAGTTCGAGTCTCGCCGGAGGCACTTTTTATTAAAGACCATGGTTTTCCCCGAAGATTTTCAACAAACGCCTTACTTGGAGTGCCCTTCTTGCGGCGAAAAACAGTTTAAGGTCATCGAAAGTCGTCTAACTGGTCAGCACCGACGACGCAGAAAGCGATGCCTCTGTGGGTATGCGCAGACTACGTATGAAGTAACTCAAGAGTATTTCAAAGACGCGGAGAATGCTTCTGCTGTTCTGGAACAGTTCCGAAAGTTACTTGGCGTTTCTTCTTTTCAAAATACGACTTTTTCGGTTGAGTCAGAAAAATCGTGTGAAGATTGTGTTCACATGCTTAGAGCAGGGTGCGCTTTCGATTTCCCTGAGGCGGGTACTTCCTACGCTTCAGAGTGCATTCACTTCGAATCGACAAACGATGACTAAAGCAGTTCAATCCTTTGAAGTCGGTGACCGTGTGGCGGAACGACCGAAAAATTCCCTGATTCAATTTACGACCAAAGAAGGTCGTCAAAGAGCCACTGCTAATTCGGGTCAGCGTTATGGGACCCTTGTCGAATGCGTCCTCAAGAAGAACGCTCGTAAGGATGAAATTAGGTACTGGTTAGTACTATGGGACGGCTCTAAAACGCCTTCTTTGCACTGTCAGGGGCGTTTGTGCAGGATCGAAGAGCATGCAGCTATTGCGCATGATTACAGAGAAGGTTTAGGAATCTAGAAATGTGGGTCGCCTCTTTCTCGGATCTGCCTCTTTATATGCGCCACGTGATCAGCATGGAGCGTGTCGGCACTTGGCGGCGTTTAGGAAAGCTTGAGTATGGAAAGCACTATTTGACTCTCGAAGAGGCTCAGAAGTTTAATTTACAAGTTACGGGGCTCAATCCTCGTATTGGTGTGAAACAACGTTTTGTCTATAACCCAGAGACACTTTTTGAGTTTTTTAAAGATAAAACCTACACCACCAGAAAGCCGCGATGAGAAGACAGTACTGGTGGGTTGTTGTTGCCCGAGCACTGGGTGATAAAGCACACCATAACGACCGTGTGGCCGATCATGTTGCTATTGTAAGGTTTTCAGTCTTACTTGCTTACATGATTACTAATGTTTTCATTTGTGCTGGAGTTATTCGTCATTGGAACCAACTATGAGCTCTTGGGATCAACGTTTTCTTGATCTTGCGCAGCATATTGCTCAGTGGAGCAAAGACCCTTCTACTCAAGTCGGTGCTGTCGCAGTGCGCGAACGACGGGTGCTAGCTACGGGGTACAACGGATTCCCTAGAGGTATAGCCGATTTACCCGGTCGCTTGAACGACCGTAACGAGAAACTTCTTCGTACTGTCCACGCTGAGGGGAATGTTGTCGCTCAGGCTGCTCGAAATGGAGTTTCCCTGGACAGAGCGACCGTTTACGTCTGGCCGTTTATTCCCTGCAACTCCTGCTGCACGTTGCTGATCCAGGCAGGGATCAAGCGTGTGGTTGCCCCTGATATGCCTATTCCCGACCGATGGAAGCAAAGTTTTGATCTCTCTATAAAGATGTTCAAGGAAGCGAGTGTAGAACTTACATTGGTAGAAATTGAGTTTTGAAAATGTCCCACGAGGACACGGTCGCACTCGTATCCACAATATGTTTAGCGCTATTTCTAGGTATCTTGTATTTGGGCGCCGGAATCAAGTAATGGAACTTCCTTCAGTCGAAACTTTTACGCTTGAGGATGGGTGTGTCCGCGTCCAGGTAGGGGACCAATCAGGCGTGGTGAGTAGTTTTCACCTTGTTGAGCCCAAGGCCAATCAGCTTAAAGATGCTTGGATTCGAGCTCATATGATGCAGGACCCCGACTTAAGCGGAAGCGCTGTCTGATTTAGGTATTGCGACGTACATGTTGTCGAAGGGACGGATCTCCTTGATTTCGTACTGGGTCACGTACAGGTAGTTAAACAGCTCTTTTTTCTTAGCTGCGAACCACTCGTCGTTGTTTGCCTCAAAAATGATGGGGACTTTTCCGCATCGGTTGAGGGTGTGTGTCGCTCCCTGCAGGGCGCTCAGTTCGTTGCCCTCGATGTCGAGCTTGATTAGGCCTACGTTCTCGAGGTGGAAACTGTCGATAGTTTTCGTTTTGACTTTTTCTTGACGGAGAACCGGTTGATGGGGTTCGCAGATGGTCGAGCCGCCGCCGTCTTCGGAAACAATCGAAAGAGTCGTGGTGGTGTTAGCTTTGGAAGGGTTAGTCAGAGCCACATTGTAAGCGTGGACATTATCCTTTTCGTTTAAAAAGATATTTCCACAGAGTTGGTTGTAGGTGCGTCGCTGCGCTTCAAAGCTGTGTACCTCTTTAAAGCTGTCAGCTAAGAGGATTGAGTACGCGCCCATGTGAGCGCCACCGTCGATAAAGACCTTGTTTTTGTCTGCGAAGGTCTGTTTTGCCCACTGGATGATGGGTAGTTCAGGCACGCCAACTTGGTGCATCTGACAACGACCGGAATCGTCATCGTGCATCAGGAAGGCACGGTCAGGAACGGGGACGATGAGACTCTTTTCAGGACCCCACAGATAAGTTGCCACCAGATTCCTGTGTAAGTGCTAGCATGCTACCAGCTTCAGACGAAAATGACGATACCTGTTATTGGCACTGCCGTCGTTAATACGCCTTATTGGGTATACCGCTTACTATATAGCATAGATTACCCTGTAGACACCTTCGTCATCTTTAACAATAACGGTCGCGGGGAGATTACCGAGGAGCTGGATCTGCTGACCAAGGTCCCGCACAAGCACGTCAAAAAGATCGTTGTTTGCCACATGCCAGCAAACATCGGATGTTCAGGAGCGTGGAACTTGATAATCAAGTCCTATATGAATGCTCCGTATTGGGTGATCGTAAATCATGACATTATGTTCACGCCAGGCCTACTTGCGTCAATGGTCGAGCGCGTGCAGGATGCAGAAACCGGTATTGTCCATGGAGAGAATGGCAGCTGGGATTTGTTTGCGATAAAGGACTGGGTTGTACAACAGTACGGTTTGTTTGATGAGAACCTGTATCCGGCTTATTGCGAGGATATGGACTATGGGATGCGTTTTAAACATCGCGATTTGAAGCGCAACATGTCCGTCGGTAAGCCTTACTACCACGGTGAAACTTCAGGTGATTATGCTGATGGCAGTCAGACCTGGCGTAGTGACCCGTCCTTAGCTATGGGTATCCACAGGGCGCATGAGTTGAACAAACAGTATCTTCACGCCAAGTGGAATCCAGCGTGGCAGGCGCACGTTGAGGGGGAGGTGTACAAGACACCGTTCAATAACCCAAGTATCCCTCTCGATTACACCCAATATGATCTACATTTTGTTCGATCTAAAAATCTAGGTTTTTAGAATGTCCGAAGGTGGTTTCCCCTGCACTGGATGCGGCGCTTGTTGTATGGCCGTCGGGAAGGTTCTTAGCAATGTTGATTGCTTAGATAACCCTGTCCTACGAGCAGCAGTGGAAGTTTTCCCTTACAAAGCCGATGAAAACGGTGTGTGCGAGAAACTTGTTGATAATAAGTGTAGTGTTTATGACGACCGACCCATTATGTGCAATGTGACTGCTTTAGGTCAGCTGTTGGGACGGAACCCTTACGAGTTCTATTCTGAAAATATAAAATACTGCAATCAGCTTATTGATCTCTTTGGTCTCGATGAAAGTTACAAAATCACCCAAGAGGGGCTAAAGTAAAAAGTCAGTATGTTGTTAGTGGGATGCCTTATTATTCCTCCTACACAACGCACGGATCGCTGGTTAATAGTCTGAAAAGGCTATTGGATTCCCGAGGGATTAGCTCTTTCAAGCTCAGTAAGGTCTCGGACCTGTCGCCAACGACCACGCGGAAGATATATCTGGACGAACGTTATATACCGTCCCCAGATGTCCTTGAGCGTATTTGCTTAACTTTGAAGGTGCAACCTGGCGATATCTTGCAAATTGCACCTAAACTAGAAGCATCAGTAGGGGTATGTTCTGGTGTTCTCGCCTCAGGATTATGAACTAGCAGCTCGGGTCCTGGGTCTTCCAGTTCCTCAGTCTGACGCGGAGCGAGCTGTGGCGGCTCCTGCTGTCCACGCTGTTTTACGTAATTACTACCGTGCTGCTGCTCCCATGCCGGGGCACGAGCCGGAAGGCCTTTATACCGGAGCTACTCGTTCCTTAAACGGGTACCCCGATAACAACAAGCCTGAAGCGCAAGATCAACTCCAGCGTCGCATTACCGCTGGTGTCACCACTCCTGAGGATGGTGCAGAGGTTGAGGGTCTATTGGAAATCCTCCTTCAGGACCCGATGCTGATGGAGATGTTCATCGACTTCCTCGAGAGTCAGCAACGTCAGTCTCTTGAAAGCGGTGAATATTTGAGCCGCCAGCGTCCCCTTGAGTACGACATGCCTAACTACGGCGGTCAGTATTCTGTTCTGAACGCACCTAGCTCCTCCTCCATTCCTCCCTCTGTCGAGTATCAGGCTCTGGGGTGATATGACGGAACGAGAACGACAGCTCAAAGAACGCGACGTTCGGAAGATTGCGCCTGATTTAGACCCTACTGGTTTCCTTCAGGCCTACATTCGTTCTAATTTTCCTCAGACGGCAGTGATGCCTTCTCCGGAACAAAGAGAGCGTGGCATCTTTAGTTCGTCGTCTGATAATTTACTACAATTAGAAAAGAAGCCTTCCTCAGGCACTTCATACGACAATCCAGGTAGGAGCTAATGGCAAACCCCTTTCGTCGGTCTCCTATGAGCAATATCGGGGGTACTGCTGGTGACTTGAATCAGCTCGTTCAAACCCTGGTTAATGCTTTTGGCCCTGAGGAAGCTGCAAAGATCAGTCGTAGTCCTCAGTTTGGGCAAATGCTCCAGGCTGTTGCATCTCCTAAAAACGTCGGAAGATTTGGCTTAGGTGGTTTAGCTGCAGGCGTAGGAGCTGAGCTACTCGCTCAACCTATAAGTAATGCGCTGGGAAGTATTCTTCAATCTGGTGCTGGTGCTATAAACCCGACTTCTTATCAAGCTGCTGGCATGGGCGGCTCGAGTAAGTATTTTGTTCAGCCAGAAGCTATTGCCGGGTACACCCAGTGGTACCAAAACGAGATCCCACGCATCCGTTTATGGAACTCGACTATTGGTGCTGCAACAGGCCAGCGTTTGGAGGAACCTCCGACTCCGGAAGAGTATCGTCGCTCGTCGATTGAAGGAGCTGAGTATCAAGCTCAGACCTTTAATCAGCGTTTAATCGAACAAGAGCGGGCAAAAGCGCAAGCTGAATACGCAATGCGTGCCCTTGAGGCTGGTTATGGCTTAGAGGCGGAAAAAGTTAAGACACTTGGTGATGTGCAGCGTCAGCGAATTTCTTCTGGTTACAGCGCTGCAGGAAGTGCTCTGAATTCTGCTATCGAAAACATCCTTGCTACGAGTAAACTAGAGAATAGCCCGGTCCTTTCTGAAGTCGGAAGGGCTTTCTAGTACGAAAGATGTTACCTCTCTTAGCTCCAGTTGCAATTGGTGCCGGTCTCTTCGGTCTCGGGGCAGTGCTTGGAGGCACCCAAAAACCTCGTATGGCTGGGGAAGGGCCGAGCCCTAAAGGAGAGATGCCTCCTGGGACTACTTATATAGACGCTAATGGGGAGATAAAGGTCTGGGGAGGACCTGATTACGGCCCACAAAGCGTTGCAGCGTGGGAAAAGATGACCGGCCAACGTGCTACTGGTTTAGATCAAGCTCAAACCAAAGGTACTCTTCCTCCTGTTCAAAAAGCTCCTCCTCTTGAGGTCCCCCCTGCGCCTCCGCTTCCGCCGCCGACTAATTTCCCTGACGCTTCTGAAAAAGCTCAGCAGACTATAGATCCAAACTTACAGGCTGTTCTTGATATCCTCAAGGGTCAAACTTCATCTGAGTCGATTAACGCACTCGAGGAAGCTCGGCTTGATCGACTGCTCCGTGCTCAGCAAGCTCTCTCCGAACAGAGCTACCAGAAAGGTTTGGAGATTTCCCGCCGTCAAGCTGAACTTGAACGGCTGAGGCAGTGGGGTGCGGTTGAACAAACCCGAATCGCAGCTAATCTAGCTAATACAGGCCTTGTGGCTCAAGCTATGTCACTTGCTGCTACGCCTAACGTCAGCGTTATGGACGCCATGACGAAGGGAACTCAGGCTGCTCTTGCTCCTTTCCAGTTTAAACTGGGTGTACGGGGTTAAATAAAATGGCAGTTCCGATCTTAGCAGCTGCAGTAGGTGGTTTAGCTTCCGGTTTCGCGGGAAGTCTCTTTGGCGGCGGCGGCGGCGGAGGCGGAGGCGGTGGAGGCGGTGGCGGGGCTGCCAGCCCTGATTACGGCGGTCAAGCTGCACTTTACCTTGCACAGCTGAGTCCTTATAACACTCGGCTCACGACTGCAGCTCAAGAGCTTTCCACCATGCAAGCTCCTTATTTAGGGGGTATTGCAGCTCAGCAACAGGTTTTGGGTCAAGGTCAGTACGACATCTTTGACGCCGCTAAGCAAAAAGATCTCGCTGAGTCGAATCTTCGTTTAGGTATCGCGCAGGCTTACTCGTTAGGTGCTGCTGATACTCTCCTCAAAGACGCTCAAAACCGGCAGACGCTTGAGCTGATGGGTGCTCAAACCCAGTCGGACATCGCTAAAGCGTATGCAAATGCTGCTTACGGTTTGCAAAATTCAATTCTGTCTGGCGAGCAAGCTCTGCAGCAGCCCACTGCGACTGGTTTAGCAAGTGCTGGTCTTAGCGCTCTTCAGTCGAAGAACCAGTTAGCTCAGAATCTGGCGACTACTAACCTCAACCTGCGCTCCATGGAAGCTGACACGCAAAACAAACTTGCGTTGCTCCGTGGCGATGTTGAAGGTAAATTAGCGCTTAAGCGTTTCGAAGCCGGATTAGCGGGAGCTACTCACGGCGCTCTTGCATGATTAAATCGACAATTGGTGACTCGACCACGGTTGCTTCCTGGTTGGCTTCGCTCGAAAAGTCGCAGAAGGACGCGTTCGTTTTCTACGCGAAGAACTCGACCAGCGACGTTGAAGCGTATATGTACGCCCGGTTCCTTACACCGGGTTATGCAGGAAGCATCGCAGACCTTACAGCGTGGGTTCAGGAGAAGTACCCGAAGAGCGACCTTCGCAAGGTACTCCTTCGTGAAATCGACGATCTTCAGGTCGATATTAAAAATATTCGGGATATGACGCTAACAGGCATGTTGGATCATGCCACGGCAGCAACCAAAATTTCTGCGTTACAGAAGGAACTTCGCTCGCACATCCAAACCGTTCGTCAGATCAGTGACGGTCTAGATCGTCGAGGTCTTTTGCTGGCGGGAGCTGACCGCTGTCTCCGTGAGTTGGTTAACACGTTTGACGGCCAGCCCGCTATCCAGGCTTTGCTCGAAGATTCGTCGCTTCTTGTCTGGTCGACTTTGGAGCGGGAAGAGAAGTCTTAATCGACTTCCTTAAGTTTGCTAGTGATGGACCTCAGCGGGCACCTGAAGATGCCGTTGAACGCATCATTAACACCGAGTGCCATCACGAGTTGCTGGTCCTCGACGTAGGCACCAAAAGGAAGGATACATGCCGGTTGGAACGAAACCGGATGACCGTATTCGTTTGTCCAACAGATAAGTCGATCGTGCAGGGAACCGGAGAAGAGAGGTTCCGGGATCGTGTGGGTGATCCGGGTGAAGTCTTTATCAATGACGTAAGCACTGAGGTGGTAAAGGAGGTAATGATTTCCATCCTGCTTTCGAGCCATATGCTTCCAGTGATAAAACACCAGATACCCTGAGCCGATATCGATCGGGGGAAGCGAGTTGAAGGTAGCGGTGTCCCCAGTGACGGAATTTAAAACATCACTATTGATCTCAATAGCTTTGCTTTTTTCGCACTCGATGAGGAGAGGGCGAGTCGAATAGAGACAACGGAGTTCATCATGGTGCGAGAAGAAGCACCAGTTTTTCTCCGTTTTATCTTTTTCGTGATTACCCCCGATGGGAGGGATCGTTGCGCTTACCGCTTCGAGCTCCTCGTTGATGTGACAAACAATGACCTTGGGTTTGTCGAAGAAGCGCAGACCACCCTTTTCGTACTTACTTGCGTAAGTCGAAGCGACGAACTGTACATACATCTCCCCGTCGGGACCTTCGAAAAGTCGAGGATCTTCGTAGCTCAGACGGTGTTTTCCAGGACGCAGAAGCTTTGTCCCGAGAATCGTGTTGTCCTCAGCCAGCACACCGATGTAAATATCCGTGGGCTGATTGTTGAGATAGAAGTACTTCATGTCCCAGCGGAAACCAAATGCTTCCGGTTGGGAGCGCCACGCGATGTACGTAGTCCCCTTGTGCCGAAGAATGCTGGGACTGAAGTTCGCGACGGAATGCTCAGGGTTGCCCCGAGTAATTCGCGTAAAGCGACCGTTTAGTTTCTCAGCCTGTGCGTAGACATCAGGGATACCTTCGACATCCTTTTTAATAGGATGGAGCACATAGCTGTGCTTATGGTAGTAACGAAGATGCTGCATGATCACTTAGTGAGGTCAACAACGGCTTGGGAGAAACCTGCTGCCACCGATTCCCATCGATACTCAGGTCGTTGGGTCACGGCGAAGCAAGCATCGGCTACTTCTGCGTAAAGAGCCTTGTCGGCATAAAGCTGGGAGAGAAGGTTCGCAGCGTGGCTCGTATTAATCAAGCCACGTTCAACACTAAGGTCTTTATCAATAATCCAGGTTGCTACATCGATCAGCATGCCAGCACCGTCCCACAAATCCATGCAGGAGGTGTGACACGGTTGAACTTGAGGTTTGCGGCAAGCTGCATGCTCAAACGCAACTAGACCCCAACCTTCACCATTAGTGGTATTAAGTCCAACGTCAGCTGCGTTGTAGATCTTGTTCAGTAGCTCATCCGGAGGAGCCGCGATGTAGTTGATATCCGTAGAGGTCAACACCAAACGGTTGGTTGGATCAAGCCCACGGAGCTTCATCTCCCTTTCGAACAAGGGGATAATTTCCCAACCCATGTCCTTAGCCCCCATATGGAGGTAGAGCATGGTGTCAGGTTTGTCTTGCGCAAACTCCGCGAAGGCTTTGATCGTCAGGTCGATCTGTTTGCGAGGCTGGTTCCTATTTGCGTTCAGGACAATGAACTTGTCCAAAGGCAGGCTTAACGCTTTCCGCGCTTCCTCCCTTGGCATGGGATTGAACTTGGATAGGTCAACCCCATGTGGGAGAACGCCCATGCGACTAGGAGAGATACCATGTGAAAGGATGCGGTTTGCTTGTTGTACGGTAAATGTAATAGCTAGGTCCCAATGGGGGATATGCCGAAGCATTTCGTTAGGATAGCGCTCGCTGTCCGTGGGGAAGTACGCCACGAACTTAAAGTTGTTTTTCTCTTTCAGGAAATGGATTCGTTCCCACACCTGATTAACGACCCAAATGTCGTTTAGACAGATAAAAACGTCAGGTTTTTCCTTGTTAAAGATCTCGACTAATCGAGGTAGACCGAACCGATCCGCACAGTGCAGGTTCGAGGCAGGGTAGATCTTGTAGTCATACTCGTGAGGATCACCGTTGTAGTTGATGCCTATAACAGCAACTTCGTGCTCCTTACTTAGGTGGGCCAGGACACTATGTGTTACACGACCAAATCCAGTGTTGGAACAAGCGTCTCCGTACCAAAGGATTTTTGCCACTCTGACTTGAATCGAGATAGAGTTAATATAGCAATAGTGTCAACTTAGTGATATGCCTAGCCGTGAAACATTTGCCTACAGACGCGGTGCGCAAATGCGTGCGGTTCGTGCAACTGAGCAAACTACAGATGCACTAGATTCTATCTATGGTAGAGCGTCTAATGACTTCCATACGTTCTGTACTATTTTAGATAAAGCCCCAGCAAAGCACATGCTGGAGTGGCACCAGCACTTGATTACAGGGGAGTCCAATAAGTACCTACTAGATATTGCTGGCCCCAACTTGGACATTCTGGCTCCTCGTGGCAGTGCGAAGTCCACCGTCCTAAACCTGTTTACCGCGTGGATTATCGGTCGTCACACCACAGCTAAGCGACCGCTTCAGATCATTTATTGCTCGTACAACATCGCGACTGCCATTCCGAAAAGTCGGATTATTAAGCAGATCATCGACTCTCCCGAGTACCGCAAGGTCTTCCCGCGTGTTCAGCTCAGGTCGGGTATGCAATCGGATATCGGTTGGTCAATCGACTTTGATTACGCTGGTATCCCACGCCTGGGTGACGAGGAATTCACCCTTCGTGCCGCTGGTCTGAGGGGCTCGATTACGTCGAAACGCGCCCACCTCGTGATCGTGGATGACCCTATTAAGTCGAGTGCGGACATCAAAAACCCCGCGATTCGGGAGGAGATGAACACTAACTGGTCCTCCGTTATCAGCCCGATTATCTTTGAAGGTGGTCGAGCTATTTGCCTGGGAACCCGATTCCACCCCTTGGACATCCATAAGACAATGTTCGCTCCTGAGAAGGGTTGGAAGCAGGTCACACAGGAAGCAATCACTTACGGGGACCACGGTGAGCCTGTCAGCTACTGGCCTGAGCAGTGGTCCTCTAAGTACCTCCTGCAGCAGAAGGAACTGGATCCCGTCGCGTTTGCGTATCAGTACCAGCAACAACCCGTGATGACCACGGACCTTGTGGTCTCCCCAGATCTCCTTGTTAAGGGTGAGGTTGTTACTGAGTTCGATACGTTGGCGCTGGGCATCGACCTTTCGGCGAGTAAAAACGAGACCAGCGACTACACCGCTTTTGTATTGGGTGGTCGTCTTAAGGACAAGTACTACATCATCGATTCCCACCAGTGCCGTTCGATCGGGAACCTGGAGAAGATCGACATGCTCTGCGACATGCTCCTGGAGTGGGGGATCCTGCAGAACTCAGACGGGATCTTCCTTCCAACGTATTCGACCATAACGTTGGTTGTTGAATCCGTCGCGTATCAAGCCTCTCTGGCAGCTGACCTTCGACGGGTGCTGATCAACGAACGGGAATTAACAAACCTTCACATCCACGAGGTCAAGGGTTTCCGAGGGGACAAGATTGCCCGCTTCAGGGGAACACTTGGTCTGCTTGAAAATAAGAAGGTGACGTTTAATAAATACCGTAAGTTCGATGCTCTGTTTGATCAGTTGATCAACGTAGGTGCTACAGCGCACGATGATATGCTGGATGCCTACACATGGCTTGTGACGTATCTGCAAAGAAGAGGAAATTTTTCAATCGAGTACTGATTTTTACCGTGGGGGTACGTAAAGTCAAAAGGGTTTCTCGGGTATCCGAGCCGGTATGACGGAAAAAATTTGGGTTGCCATAACGGCTCATAAGCCTATGTCACGGCTTAATAGTCTTATTGATGTGTTAAACGAATATTTGAAGTTTCCGTTCGATTTTGCTGTTAAGATTTACATTGACTACGACAGCCAAAATGATGTTGAGCTGCTCGAAAGTGTTCTTGAGCCGTACAAAAAGTTAAACGTTCAAGTAGTTGTAGCCGCGCCAAATTACGAAAATTGGTATCTAACTTGGGCGCATAAAACTGACTTAGCCCTAGAAATTCTCAATAGACGCGCAGATTTTTATATTTATCAAGAAAACGATATGGTTCTCACTCTTGAGAACTTTTTGTATTGGCGTAAGTGGAAACCGGTTTTAGAGCGTCGAGGACTGGAACCAGGGTTTATTCGTTATGAAAACTTTGACTCCAAGCGCATCCCCTTCGACAACCATCACGTTTTTTCTTTAACAAAGGAAACCCCCAACGTCTGGTACGACATCGGATTCACAGTCCCGAAGATTCTCGTCGTGGATTACGACGTTGATTTCTTTGTGCAAGTGTCGAACCCGTATTACGGGGCGATGATTCTGAATCAAGCTGACGGGGAGAAATACATCCGCTCAGATAGCTTCGACCCAGAAAAGAGTTACGGCAAAGTCGGTATTCGTAACTGGCCTATCGCAGACAGAAGCTCAATGGGTCTCGCGTTTGAAGACGTTCCTGCGGGATTAGAGCATCGACGTTGTGTTCCAGTAGTGAAAGAAAATGGTGCTTACGTTCCCCACGATGCTGGGCTTATTCTTCATGACGACTCACGGTATGCTCCTGAATTAGCTCTAAAACCTGAAGGGGTCATAGACTGCAAAGAGATGTTTACGTTGGATTAAAAAGTGAGACCCCGTGGGGCTGAATATGTTGAAGTGTGCTACTACCTAGATAACCGCCATATCTGCCAAATTGTCCGACGAGAAGATGCTTATAGACTGCGTAAATATGTTGAAGGTCGAAATGGAACAATCTACAGATTTGACCCAAGGTGAAAATCCTGTTAAGCCGAACTACTACAGACGAAATGGTCTGGAGTGTTATGACGTTCAGAAGGCGTCAATGGGCTTGGTGAAGTACCAGGGGTACCTAGAGGGCTGTGCCCAGAAATACCTATGGAGATGGGAGCAGAAAAACGGTAAACAAGATCTAGAAAAAGCTGTGGAATACTTGGCTAAACTTATAGAGACACTCGATTAATTATGGACATCAGAGCTTTTGGGTCTATTTACGGGCAGACGGCTGCTCTCCCTTACGCAAGTGGTTTCGGCTGGGAACCCGCTACAGGTCGTGTTGATTTTCCCTCTTGTAGAGCAATCTTTATCGAAGCAAAATCTACTTCAGGTAAAGACACCTTATCGGTCGAGCTTTCCGATGCTCCGGGCCAAGTCTCCACGGCTATTAACCTAGAAGGTAATACTCTTGTTCCTATTTCCTGTACTGCTCTCATTAGCGGCACCGTTCAGGGTGTTTTTGTCTTGTTCTAATGGCTGACATCGCTAAGAAAAAAGATCCCGAGAAGTGGGCTAGAGCGAAAGCTAAAGCCCGTAAAAAACTTGGGGGTCATAGTGCGCGAGCTATGCAGCTTGCGACTAAGTACTACAAGGAAATGGGAGGTAAATATGAAGGTAAAAAATCAAGTGATAACAGACTCTCTAAATGGTCTAAAGAAGATTGGCAAACTAGAGAGGAGTATGAAAAGGACAAATGAACGAGGATGATTTAGAAGAACTTAATGAGCGAGTCAAGGAGATGAAGATCTCGGTTCTCTTTGAAGAACCTTGCCCCCTTTACGAAGAAGACGAGTCGGATGGCTGATTTAGCACGCGAAAAAGGTAGGACTGAGCGCTACCTACCCAAAGCAGCGTGGGCAGCACTCTCAAAAGAGGAGCGTCGCGCAACGGACGATAAGAAAAAAGAGGCTACACAAGGCGACAAACCTGTAAATACCCGTGTGCCCAACACGGAGAAAGCAAAAGCAGCACGTCGACGTGCAAGCAAGTATCTTAGTAATAAGGAAAAATAACCCTATGGATTATTTCGCTAGAAATTCAAATTATTTCACTAACGCTCTCAACGCACAGGAGCGAGCTGCTCGCGCACAGACGATGGCGCAGCAGTCTGATATGGCTTCGGATCAATATAGTTCGCAGTTCGACCAACTGGCGTCTCAAGGTCCGGTCCCTCCTCAATACGGCTTTTACGGGGTGGAGGATGACGGCGAGAACCACACTGGAACCATCCCTTTGGATATCAAAGAGGACCTGCTAAATCGAGCTAAAGCTAAAAAACGAGAAAGTAACGGCTCTTTAAGGCTGCTTGCCGGTGGCGGTATCTTCCAGGGGAGTTAGTATGCTGTCAGCTTCATAGGCTGACATGCTTTTTGATTGTTTTATGTATTTCGACGAAGCGGAGCTTTTAGAGCTTCGAGTCGAGATGCTTAAGGATGTTGTAGACGGTTTCATAATCACTGACGCAGACAGGACGTTTAAGGGTGATAAGAAGTCGTTTTCCTGCGTGGAGACGATTAGAAAATTAGGTCTGCCTGAGGACCGAATTCAGGTTCTTCACTGTGAGCTGCCCACCCCGGAAACTCACCCAAATCCATGGGTTCGGGAATACGCCCAGCGTGACGCCCTTGGGGTTGGTATGCGTATGTGTCCTCCTGATTCAGTGTTTTTCTTTAGTGATGTAGATGAGATCCCTAAACCTTCGGCTCTGCTTGAAGCAATTGAGCTAGCCGAAGATAACCCGGATCGGTGCGTCCGCCTCTCGATGCCTATGTTTTACGGGCGAGGGGATCTCCGCGTGATGGATCCGAACGGCGATCCAAGTAAGCCCCCGACAAATTGGACGTGCGGAACGGTCGTTTTATTCGAGCACCTCGTCGAAACACCGTCCCAGATTCGCATGAAGGACAATGGTCTCGTTCACGGAGACTGTGATGCCGGGTGGCACTTTTCCTGGATGGGTGATGCTGCTCGAATGAAGCGCAAGCTGACTTCCTTCTCCCATTGTTACGACGTTATTCCTAACGCACACGCTCCCGCTGATAGCCAGGAAATGCTTGATTTCCTGGATTCTTATAAGGCGTCCGCTGGGGGTACTGATCCTTTAGGTCGTTGTGACCACATTTTGACCGCGTACCCTCATGACCTATTACCCGAAGAGGTGTTTAAACTAGAGAGAGTAAAGAAGTACCTCCTTCCTAACCATGTCTGACAAAATGCCTGAGGCTCTTCGTAAGCATTTTGAAAAGAAGGGTGAGAGCGGAGAGGAGGGAGGTAAAATGAAGAAACGGGGTGAAGCTCTCCGCAAAGCTAAGAAGGCAAAGTCCAAGCGTGAAGCTGAAAAAGAAGCTAAGCGCTGATTCTTTTTAATAAATTGGGGTACTAATGGCGGACACACTCGGCGTTAAGCAACGCTTCAATGAAATCGTAGAGGCCGCCCGGAACCAGACCAAAGGGAAACAGGCGGCCACGATGGTCGTTTTGAGTCATCTTCAGCAAATGACGCTGTTGATGATCAAGAAAGGACTGTTTTTTTACTGTGAGCAGGATACTTTCCGTTCCCGAGCCAAGTTTATAAACAGTCTTTTAGAACTAAATAAAATCGACATCCGATTTCCGTCGATTATTAGGAACTTTTTAGTTGACGGATGCGGTCTTTTTTACTTCCGCCCCGACCCCAAGCTTAAATATCAGATTTATTTCTTCCCGAAGGATCAATACCGTGTTTTTCATGACGTAAATGGGAATATAAATGAAGTCGTAATCATTTACAGCTACAACGTACGTAACTCGACGCTAGGCCTGCCGTCCGATTCGTACGGTTTAAACAAAAGATACGTTCGAATCTCTATTACTGAAGACACAATCTCTGAATATGAGGCGAATACAGAGCTCAGCTTCGAGTTAGAGCCCGGAGCGATCATTTCTCCGAAGAGTGCTAAGCCAAACACGCTTGGTTTTATACCTGCAGTTGAGGTTTTAAATAAACCCAATGCCAGTGGCACCGAAGGGGAGGGTGAATTCGACCCCTTCATGGAGCAAATTGTGCTTCATGACGAAATGATGCGTAATATCGCCAAAAATATTGAATTTTTTGGCAATCCGACGCTTATCAGCTCTCGTCCCCGGTCTGATCTGGTCGAAGCAGCAGATGCTGATCGGACTTTCCGCCCCACGATCAGCAGTCAAAGCGGTTTTGGCGGTCGAGACACTCCTTCAACCCGTGTTTCGGAGCCTTTTGGCGCAAATTCGTCTCTTGGCGGTCTCCGAGTCCCTCGTGTAATCGCAAACGTCGAACCGAGCGACCGTGTGGGCTACATGTCTCCCGACCCGATCAACGGGGACATGAATCGTTACGCATTGTTACTGCGTGAGGAGATTCGGACTGCTTTAGGCGGTGTTGATGAACTTTCTGTCTCGGCAGGTGCCACCGCGACGGAAATTAAGAGCTTGATGGGTCGCGCACAAGCGACTGCACTCCGTAAGAACAAGAGTTTCCTCACTTACGGCTTCTGTAAGTTGCTCGAGATGATTATTTATCATCAAGAGCAGGTCTTCCGAGAGAGTTTTGTTGCCGTCACTGGTTTAAAAGCTCCTAAATCACCTGAAGAGAAGACACTCGAAACTGAGAAAGAGTATTCGCAAGCTCTTAACAAGTTCGAGTCGACTGTCGATCTCGCCATTCAAGATGCACTGAACAGCAACCAGCTGCCACCGGGTGTCTTTGGCCTTCCGCCTGACGGAGCTCGCGAAGTTTCTTATCGCTTCCAGGGTGATGTTTATGAGGATACGGCGTATGACATTAACCAGAAATCTATCGTCGTTCGTAACCTGCAAGAGCTAGGCGTGGACAGCGTTGAGGCTCTTAAATATCTTTTCCCTGATAAGACAGACGCAGAACGTTCTGAGATGTTGAAGGGGTTCCCTTTCCGAATGGTTCAACAAACACAGAGCGCATTCTCACAATTTTTAGTATTATTAACTCAGATGTTGCAAACGCCACATCCTTTATCACCGGATCAGCCTCTCGGGGCAGACCCGCGTCTAAACCTAACGCCCCTGTTATACAGGACGTTTGACCACCTTGCGCAAGAACTGACTTACTCGGGCAGCTATGAGCCAGCAGATCCCAGCTTCGACCCCGAGCCCGGTCTCCCCGGCGGTAGCGGCCCCTCAGGCGGCGCCCTCGGACCAGGGCTCAACCGCCTACCCGCAGTGGGTGGCCTCTACCCAGGGGGTGCCTTCGGCAACTACAGCCCAAGCGCCGTCGCCGGTAACACCCCCTTCGGCCCCTTCTACCAGCAGCCAGTCCAACCAGTATCCGTCAACGTCCTCCCCGTCGAACCCGTGGGAAGCGGCGATGAGCAGCTTGGAGCGGGTGGTCTCCCGTATCTCTCCGTCCCCCAGCCAGGCAGCACAGTATCCGCAGTACCAAACGGCGGCGCTGGATACTCAACAGCTCAGTCAGAATTTACAGGCCCAGCCTTGGCAAACCCAGGCCGCCTCGGATCCGCTGACCTTATCCAACAACGGATATACAACCCAGACTTCTTATCCGACTTCTACGGCGCAACAACCGCAAGCCCAAAACCAAACTCCGGTTCTAAGCGAGGCAAGCGCAGCCGTAGTTAACCACTTCGGTATCGAAGCTCCTGCGGTTCTCAATCAGTACGCCACCACGCTGGAAGATGCTCTGATCCAGCAGGATCAAGCTCTGAACGCAATCGGTGCCCGTTCTCAGGCCATGGAAACGATCCTTACGGATCCCGATCACCTGGCTGATTACACCAACCGCTTCTTCACCGAAGTCTACCCCGTGGACATCGAAGCTCCTTCCCAGCCTCCCACGCAGTATCAGCCTCAGTACGATCAGATGCCTGCTGTCCCCGCAGCTTCTAGCTCTGCTTCTCGTCCCGCTGATCCTGACACCCAGTGGCAAGGCTTCAGCCAGACCATGAATCAGTCTCCTGATCAGGCTTGGCGTTATCTGTCTCAGATGTCTCCTGAAGCAATCCGTAGCAAGCTTCTCTTTATGGATGCTGGCTGATCTGCCGAGACTACCATTGTGCAAGTTGAACCCTCCTTCGGGAGGGTTTTTTATTTAAACTAAAAACTAAAGAGACTCTTGCTATGCCTTTTAGCAGCGAAGCTCAGCGTCGTAAGTTTTACGCGATGGCAGAGCGCGGTGAAATCTCTGAGGATAAAGTTCGTGAGTACGAAAAAGAAACTCACGGTAATCTTCCTGAGAGGGTGAAAGCGAAAAAGAAGGCTAAGAAGTACACTGAATCTAAGAGCTCTTAATTCAATGCCTAATCCAATTGGTCGTAAGCGTATTCCCTCTGCTTCTTCAGAGGTGGATACCCTGAAAAAGGAGCTGGAAGCACTCAAAGCTATGTACGTTCAAGACATGGCCAACATCAGTGCTGACATTCAAACCCTGGGTAACCAATCGCAGCCTGCTGATTCCCAACCAGCAAGCTGAGAATTTTTAAAAACTTATAATGGGTATAGCTGATCCACAAATGTGGTCTATACCCCTCTTTCTAATTACAGATACGATTCGGGACCACATCGGATACAGAGCGGTCCTAATAGGGAAGCGTATCAAGTTGTAAGCTCTGGAATTGTAGATCTCGGGGCGGATTACGGTGTAGTTGTTCCTGGCCCCCCTAATAGTGGTATATACAGCACCGACGCGTGGCGGGCAGTACCAGCCGCTGTTTCTGGTTATTGGACTGATTACCAACACGTTGACTATCAACCAAGCGGTACTTTTTTAAGTGCTTACGAAGGTTATAGACCTCTTGGGTTCAGCACGATAGCCAATGCAAAAGTTCAGACTTCTTACGGACCCGAGTGGGGTGTAAGAGGCACGGGCAAGTACACGTATTTTGGTGGAACTGCGCCGGACAACCAGGCTTACAACCCATATAACACTCCGGAAGGAAATACAGCCGCTCAAGGGCACACGGGAGGTCAGTCTCTACAGCAGCGTTATGCCACGACGCTTTTAACAAATCCAACGAACGACACTTCCGGAAGCAGAGCCTCGTGGGTTTACCATCCTCCTGTTTACTGTCAAACATTTACGGAGGTTTCAAGAAGTGAAACTCCTGGTCTGATGTCTACTGATTTGAGGTACGTGTATAGAGGTAGAGCAGGTAATTACGTCTCTAACTTTGCTTCTATCTACCATCAACTTCCGGAGGGTGTTCGTTCAATTGTGCGTACCTACAGTCCTACAGTTAACTCAAGTAATCAAAAAACTAATTAACGCTAAAAACGCGACAGTCACTGTGTTGTCAGGCTTTCAAGTAGTTATATTTAGTAAGTAGTTCTTCGGGAGTTGACGCTTTGTTCGTCGACAATGATTTTCCGAAGCTGCTCGGTGCGGAATTATACCGTCCCCATCCTGCGTACGTCGTAGAGATGGCCGCTGAGCCGGTCGTTGTTCACGATTTCTCGAAACAACCCGGTCAGACCGTTCAGCTCGATCGTTACCGTTTCTGGGGCAATCCCGGCTCGAAAGAGTCTCGGGAGCGCACCGCTGAGCAGACCATTGGTACTGCTAATAGCCGGAACATCGTCAAGGACAAAGTGCTCGTGACTCTTCGCGAGTACACCGGTCCTGCCGATCCGAGTGACCCCACTCAGCCCAGCACCTTCAAGATTGCTCGCGAGACACTGATCACCGCGCAGCGTCTTCTGCTGGACACCGGCAACCTGACTGCTTTCCACCAGTCCATCGGTTCTCTGACCCTGCTCGACGACTATCGTCGTTGGCGCGATCGGGTGTTCATCAACGAACTCCTGAAAGCTGTCTCTAAAGGTCAAGCCTCCGATAGCCAAGGTGGTTACTACTACCCCGGCGATCTCGCCGTCGGTAGTCTGACCTACGCGAACGCTGAACAAGCTAAGTTCGACGTTAAGGACGACCTGCTGCGCGTGGTCAAGAGCCTGCGCAAGCGTAACGTTCCTACCTACCAGGACGGTTTCTATCGCTGCGTTTGCGATCCGACCTTCCTGATGCACCTGCGTCAGAACAGCGACTTCCGTGAAGTTGCTCGTTATCCCGGCAACGGTCAGATCAACCCCCTCATGTCCGCGATGCAGCCCAACGCTGCCATCTACATGGGTCAGGGCTTTGGTCAAGCCACCTTCGTGGCTGGCGAGCCGATCATGCCGACCGGTTTCGTGTTCGAGGGCGTTCGCTTCTTCGAATCCACGAACATGCCTTCTCAAAATGCGTCCGCGACCATCGGTGGTTCCGCGTCTTCTTACGAGACCGCCATCGGTATGTTCTTCGGACCCCAGTCTGTTGGTGTGGGTATTGGCGGTAACAACGCCCAAGTCCTGCTCAACAACAATGACGACTTCAGCCGTTTCATCATGATGATTTGGAGCCTGTACGCAGGTTTCGAACTCCTGAATGCTGATTTCGCCACCATCGCTTACTCCTTTAACGCCTGAGGAGGTAACTAACGATGGCTATTAATCCTAACCAGCTCTCAGTTGCCAAGATCTATCCTGGTAACTACACGAATGTTCTTCGTTACTGGCACGAAGAAAAGTCCGTTACTTATCTGAATGAGAACGGCACCAGCGAGACTCTCGCCAACCAACCTGTTGGCGGTCCCGTTGGCGTGGTCTTCCGTCCCGGTTGGATCGCTCAACAAGCCGTTGGCTACGTTGACCTGTCCTACCAGGCCGCTGGCACCACCAACCAGCTCGACTACTACGCTCAAGCGTATTCGTCTGGTCTGAATGGCGCTAACGCCGCTTTCGTTAACGGCAGCGTCATTATTCCTTCTCCCGACTACCACAAGGATGTTCGGGCAGACATCACCAACGGTATCACTGTGCCTTCCGGCGCTTATGTGTACCGCGCTTCTATCCGTCTGGACGGTGGCGATGTGGTGTCGAGCGGTGTGGGCGGCGCTTCCGCAACTCCCACCCTGGGTCTTGGCCCCGCCCTGGGCGTTGGTCTGACCTCTGCTCCTACCCCCAGTGGCTTCTTCGCCACCGTGGTTGGTTCGAACAGCCGCATTGAGAACGGTTCGTTCAGCTCCAGCAACGCCTGGAACTCTGCGAACATGCACGCCGTTAAGGCAGACACCACTTACAAACTGTGGACTGTCGGCAACCTCGGCGGTGTTGCTGCTTCCGGTCTGGCTCAAGCCTCCGGTGTGTACGACGCTCGTGCCACCAACGGCAAGCTCAACGGCAAGGACAAAGCCCTCGCTATCTGCGAAGTGTGCTGGTTGGTTCCCGATCAGCCCCCCGAGCGTAGCGACCTGGCTCTGCAGCCCGGCGGTGTGGTTGAGTCCAGCATCTACACCAGCACTGTCCCTCAGTGATACACTGACACAGCGAAACCACGGCGACCCCCTCTTCGGAGGGGGTTTTTTCTTGGAAGAACTACTCGGTTTCGATCTCTGTAAAGGGGTCAGTTTCTATATAGGTTTCAGTCTCTATATAGGTTTTCAGTGTTTCGAGAGCTTGCTGAAGAAGCTGTTCCTCTTCGGGAGTCAGTTCAGAAACTTCTGAATCGTTTTCGGAAGGCTCGGAAGAGGCGAAAGAAACCATAGTTATTGTTGACCCAACCGCTGGCGCAGCTGCTCAAACCTTTTGTTTACGTCCAAAGAGTAACTCGTGTCACTGGTCTGTGGGTCAACGCGATCGACAATTGAGCGTGCGTGAGCTTCGCTATTGATGTAGTCCGCCACTCGGGCTGCAGCTTCGAGTGCTGCCGGATCTTGCCAGAACTGCCCCATTGCAATAGACGGAGCCATCCCGCTTAAGACTCTTGGGTCGGTGCCTCGTGTGATTGGAGCTCCCCAAGTTTTGCTGGGTTTGTTCTCGGGGTTGACTTTGCGTTCCCTCGCTGCTATCGCTCGGAGAACTTCAGGCCCTACGTTGGTTACTCCGAAGGGATCCACGACGTTGGTGACCATTCCTGTAACACCGACAGGAATAGAACGAGCTAAAGCTTTAGGAGCACTAAAGCCAGCTTCTCGTTGGTCGCGATACTCTAAAGATGTGTTGTAGATATCACCTAGGAAAGGCAGCGCTCGAAGGATCTGACCAGCGAACCTAGGAATCGGCATTTTAATAACGTGCTCTATTGACAGTTTAATGTAAACTTATCCCAGATTCTGTTCACATGATGACGGTCACCCAGTCGAAAGAATTTACTTACACTCCTAATGGAGTCAAAATCGAAATTCTTAGCGAGCACGACGAGGGTGAGTACAAAATGGTTCGGTCCCTGACTACAGGGAAAGTCTTTTTTGCTCACAAGAATCAAATCGCTGAGATCCTTAAAGAGGAAGATGAGGGGGAAAAACCCGTTAAGCAGCGCCGTGGGCGTCAGATTGTTAAGCCAGAGGTACCTGCTTACAACCGAGTCAACATCAACTCGGCAACTCCCCAGCTGCTGACTCAGGTTCTGAAAGGCGTTGGACTTAAAACTGCCACTGAGATCAAGGAACTTCAGCAGTCGATGCCCGGCGAGCGCTTCACCAAACTGGATCAGCTGCGGTCCATCACCCGTGTGGATTGGGATTCTGTTTTGGAAGGCGACACTGTTTATGTCGAGTGAGACGAATTTTTAACGATTAAATAAAGCGATAGAATACGTTTATCGCTTGTAGTTAGATCGTGGCGCAGTTATCTCCACAAGAACTTGAGCAGATTCAAAGTTATCTGGCTCAACAGGGAGTTGTATTCCAACCGGATACTACTGACGCCACTAAACGTGAGGTTGTATATGCTGCGATAAATCAGTTATCCAGAAACCCTGCGCAGGTTTTTGGTTACAGATTAGATGATTTTAACTTCAGTCGCGTAGCATATCACCTCGGCTATAACATCGCTACAGTTCCTGCGGGCGATTATGCCCGTTTGATGGAAGCTTGCAACAGCGTCCCCAGCGAGTTTTACTACGACAAAATCGTTCAGCAAATTGAGCGTTGTGAAGAAGCTGAGCGTTTAACTGAACTTGCAACCGGTCGCGCCACGAGTCGTCAGGAGCTGATTCAAGGTGACGTGAGTCGCTCCATCAACATTCAAGACAAACGCGAGACCGCGAAAATCTGGCGGGAGAACTACTTATATGAGTGCGATCGTCTTGCCCACATGCTTTATATTCCTAACTATCGAGACCCCGTGGCAGCTCGGTACCGCTTTGAAAGGAGCGGCGGAGAGTTTATCCAAGCTATACCTGGACCTCCTGATACTTCCAGGGCAGATAGGTTATGGTTTAACGCAAATTGGCGATAAAAGCTATAGTAGTTCTAGGAACTAGATCCATTTGTAATGGCTGGGAAGCAAGGGTTTTTTAAGGACCTTGAGTCTATTCGTCAGGCTGTAACTACTTACGGTCCTCAGTTTTTAATGGGTCTGGGTGATGCAGGCGAAGCCATAATTCGAAGAGTTGGCCAGCAAGGTGGTCTCACTCAACCCGCAGCTCGGCAAGTCAGGCCTCCCGCCGCAAGACCGATCCCTACTCGAGCTGTCGAGTCCACTCAACTCCGTCTTCCCTTAACATCTCGAGAGAGCGGCAGATTTGTCTCTCCCTACGGGCCAAAAATTGACCCTGCGGATATCGATGCTCGGTTGGCGGTGCAGAATCGTCCAAGCATCATGGACGTTCCTGCCGTCCCACGTCGCTCTGTGCCTGTCCAAGGGCAGACGCAAATGAGCGTCTTCAGCGCTCCTGAGCCTGCGTTCAAGACAACCCCTATGCAGGGACCCGTTTCGCGAACTGCCCAGGATCTGTACGCTAATGATCCTGGCACTTATCGCGCAATCGATGAGTTAGCACAACGTGCTTCGACCTATTACGGCAAGCCCGTAACTGTTGACGATCTTGTCTCAGAGCGCGGCACCTTGATTCTTCAAGATCTGCAACGAGGTCAGGCTTTAGCTCCTCGTACTCCCGGAGGCATGATCCCTCGTGGTCCTGGAGGAGCTGTCATGGAAGGCACCCCCGGCGGACGCATCACCCAATATCAGAGGGGTGCCATGACAAAGGATATGGGTGATGCTGGACGAGCATACCAAGGCGAACCCATCATCGATGTCGACGTTCGTGAGATCCAGAACGCTGCAGGCGGTCTCCGTACTCTTGACCTCAAAAAAATCGCTGCGCTGAGCGCGTTGGCAGGTCTGGGCGGGGTAGGCCTCGCTTCTCGACAGGGTCAACCCGATTTTGTTCCTGCCGATCGACGGAGCGCTATTGAAGGAGCTTTTGATCGGGAGCCTGATGTCGACGCAGATCGTTCCGGTCGCTATGTCGGAGAAAACTTCCCCGGCCCTGGGGCGGCTGCTGGACTGAATCAAGGAGCCGTCACGATTGGAGCTGGTTCGATCCCGATTGTCACTTCTCGAGGTCGTGCTCGTGACGAAGCCCTCAACGAAGCGATGCAGAATATTCAGCGACCCTCCGGTTTGACCAAACAACAAGCTGATTTGGCTCGTTATTACCAGCAACGCGAGGCGTACGCTCAGCACCCCACCACTAAGGCTCAGATTCTTGCAGATTTTGCAGCCCTTGGGGAGCGCTACGCTCAAGCTGATATGGCAGCGTGGGCTAGTAAAAACCCTGAGTTGGCTTACGAACTGACTCAGAAAATGAAGGGCAAACTGCCTAGCCAGCAAATGCCTCAAGCTCAGCAGATTGGCGCACCCACCGCTGAGATCGGTTCAGACGCTGGCCGGACTCTTGCAGGCAATGTCGATATGGCTGGGCAGGTCGCAGTAACGGACGCTATGGCTAATGCTGGTGCCCGAGACCTTCAACAAGCAACTACTCCCCGCATGCCTGTTCAGATCGGTAACCCCGGTCCTTATCCAGTTGGGACCGGCAACCCCGGCTACAACATGTACGGGTACCCCTTAATTAATCCCTACAACTGATGCCTTACCAAGATATCCCAGGGTACGACCAGTATCCTTCTAGCGTTTCTCCGAAGGTTGTTCCCGACTCTTCGTATTGGGGTGGGGACCCCACTTTCACTAACCCCTCCTGGGGAAATCCAACACCATACAACTTTAAAAGTAACTTCCAGCAACCTTCTATCTGGGACGCTCTGAAACAAGGCCTGTATGAAGGATTAACTCGAGGCATATCTGGAGGCCTCGGTACCGATCCTTATGGTCGAAATCCTTTCTCCGGGTATGTTCCGGAAGCTGGCCGCATGGCCGGAGACAACCAACGGGCTATTGGCGCTCTTCCTGATATCCTTAAATACGATGTCCAGCGTTTGCTAAACCCGAAACTGCAGGTACGTCCTACCTCGATTTATTCTGGTTTCCTTCGCTAATACTCTTAGCGAAATTTACGGTAACATACAGTAAGACCGGTCAATTAAGAGAAAACTGTGGCGTCTACTTCGACTAATAAGCAGCCCTGTCTGATTGACCGCCCATTCCTTCGCGGCGCACGGATCACCAGTTCCACTGGTACCTGTGATCCCACGAACCCTAATCTGACTGACTTAATCCAGCTAGTCCGAGTCGGTGATCTTCCTTCTGAAGACGCCGCTCTTGTTGAAGATATTACGATCGTCAGCAACGAAGATTATCCCGACAACTCTGGTATTCGGACCTGTGATATTGGTCTGTATGTGTATGCCCCCAACCAGTCTGCTCCCTCCACCTCAGCTGGTCTGATGGTCGGTCGGGTCGAGGTTGGTTTAAGTGGTGCAACTTTCGGTTACCCTCAGCAGATTCAACTCTTCGCTGTTAACGCCCCCGTCCCCGCTGTGGGTGACACTGCCCTTCTGACCCCTATTCAGATTGGTAAAGGCGAAGGTCTTTACCTTGAAAAAGGTTATATCTTGTGTGCGGGTTACATTGGTAATGGCCCGACCTCTGTTAGCGGTGGCCTTAGTCCTTCCGGCATCACGATCTGGGCGCAGGGCGGCTTCTATTAATCGTGGGACGGACAAAGAGACCAGACGATTTTGGTTTCAAGTCTTTTAACAAAACTGATAGTTTCAAAGCCCCAAAAACCATAAGGGGCTCTGACAACCCTAAGGAGCTTCTTGAAGTCTTACCCTTCAAGAGGCGCTTCCGACCGCCGACGCAATCGAAGGAAAGATTTCTTCAAAGTGATTACGATTATGCGTCGCTCTGGTGCCGCTGGAGGCGTGGTTACGAGCTTGCGATGTACTCGCAGCAAGCTTATGACGGACTGAATTATTCATTCAAGTACTACCCAGTCGGAACTCCAGGGGTGGGAGTTTTCCTTCCTGGGGCTTGTTTTATGTACCCCACGACCCGCTCCGACATGCGGATGTGGATGGTTGGAGTTCGTCCTAGAGACTCATTTAACTTCTTGAGTTTCGGTTACGCAATTGAGTCCGTAACCGCTTATAACTCCACCACCTACGCAGTCAAACTGAACACCCGTTTCGGAGCGCCCATATCCTTCTTCACGGGAGAAGTTGTCTCTAACAGGTTTAATTCAGATGGTTCTGAAAAAGCTTACGGGTACAACAATTACACAGTCACCGCCGTGGGATTCGATGGCGTCCCACTTCCGCCAGCTTACGCGCCAATTTTTAATACCCTTTTTATCTCGGTAGCTCAGGCAAATAGCTGGTCAGTTGTTGACCGAAATACTTTGGCTGCTCCAGCCAGTGGTCCGCCAGCTGTAGGCGAATACTTTGCCACTGAGATGAGAGCTCAGTGTACGTGCCCCGACTTCTTGAATCGTGAAGGGTACAACCTTTGGAATTCAAACCTTAAAAACCGCTATCCCACTTCAAGCATCTGGAACGTTGATCCTGCAACGTATGACGCCGGTCCAGACGCTTCTGTACGTCCTTTACCAAGCCCCGATGATCCTGGCTACACACGAACGTTTGGCTTTATTTATCTGAATCAGATTTACAACATCCCTGAGTACCAGTACAACAACACTTACTCAGACCCAAATCTTTACTACTACCAACCCAAGTGGTGTAAGCACATCTACGCCGCTATGTGGGATATGTACCTGAAGTATGGGCAGCAAGAATCAACGTCTCAGTGGATTCTTCATCAGCCGAACGACGAGCCGATGAATGAGTACTACCGGGAACGATTCGAAATCGATTTGAAAAAACAAACTGACTTCCTAAAGAGGGAAAAAGACCTCGTTTGGTGGCAGCGTTACAGCCCCCAGATTAATGGAATGCCTAACCGCATGATGCAGCCGGATATGTACAACATGATGGGTAAGACCCTGAACTCTGGCGATCTGGATTCGTTAAATACGCTTGTAGCTACATCATTCGAAATGTTTACGTTTGATGAATATAATCCGTTTGATCCTGTTGAGCTTCAAAATCTTGATGTATACGATGGGGGAACGTATGCTTATGGCTCACCCGTCCTTTCCCCTGTCAACATCCTTGACGGCTCCGTGTACGCCAATGGAACTCAGGGACCTGTAACCTCCTATGCCCTTAACGGGGGTATTTACTAATGACATCAACACCTGTTGTCTTTCTTTTAAAGCGTTCGGGTATTTCTTCCGACCGTCCCAGCGGTACGATCCTGCAAGCAGGTGAACCTGCTATGTGTTTTGGCGGGGCAGATCCCGGCCTTTATTTTGAAGATTCGGCTGGAGATGTCCGTAAGATCGGGCCTTCGGCTTATGGTACGACTGCGCCTAACTCAACTCCCGCAGGTCTCGCTGGCAACTCCGTAGGGGAACTTTGGACGGATAGCAGCGGACCGAATTATTACTTAAAAGTTTGGACTGGAGGAGCGTGGCAGAAGGTTGGTGCTGGTTTTGCTGACAGCAGTACCACGGCGGGTTCTGCCACAACTGCGAATACAGCTAATTTTGCTTCCGCTTCTGCGATTGCGTCTGGAGCAATAGTCGCGTCCGGGGCAATAGTCGCATCCGGAGCAATCGTTGCGTCTGGAGCAATTTTGGCTTCAGGAGCTGTTCAGACCTGTGCGATTGTCATCAGCGGTTTACCCGCTGTAGCCACAAGCCTCTCCGGCTCCCTTGTTTACCAAATCCAAAGCTCTGGTACAACGCCCAGCGGTCTGTTTGTTCGGGTACTAGACGGTTGGGCGTTTACTAACTAACCCCGAAGCGTGGCTTTTAGGAACCAAGCCGCTTTGAACGACGCTCCGACATATTCGGCTAGGTAGTTCTCGATGTCAGGAGCGTCTACTTCTTTTGCGACTTTTTGCATATCCTTAGCCATCATTCCAGCTTTCTCGAGGTTGTTCAGGTAGGTCGTCAGCATGTCCCGCATTTCGTAGGACTTGACGTGCTTAAAGGATTTGTACGCCTGCTGCAGACCGCGAGCACACATCGGCATAAAAAAGTCTAAGGTCCGCACGAACTCCGACAGAGCGTCGAACTGCTCGATGTGGAGTTCGTACTGACCCTTTAAGTACTCGTGGATAGGCAGGAAAATAGGACCTTCAATGTTTAAGTGGATTAAATGTGATTGGGTGTACAACTGGTTTGTATACGAAGCAAGGCCCACGAGCTGAGAAGAAAGCTCCTCAACCGTAGGCCTAGCCACCATCTCGGGAACTTCGGTGACGATTGTCTCTACCTGTTCGACTACAGGAATCGGACGATCAGCAAAAGTTTCCGAGTAAGTCATATCAGAAAGGGCAAGCTGCGGTGCTCAGCTGTTGAACTTCCTCTTCCACTTTAACTGTAGAAGAACTACGAAGATACTCTTCAAGAGCGTTACGGTTTACGCGATAAAGAGACTTTGCGCCGTTGGGCTGAAGATTCACGTACACGGACTTAGGCCAGCCACCGGGTTGGTTAGCTTCAGACAAAGCGATGCGCTTCCGCACAAAACCAGAACTGCAGTTCAGAAGTTCAGCCGTTTCCGCGATAGTAAGAAGAGTCTTACTTTCCGACATTGTATATGCGGGAAATGAGTTACGGCTCTATGTTACATACGTTTCTTGTGTGCGCAACACAAGCTTCTTCTACCTCACAACTTCTTTATTATTCGGATGCTACTATTAAGGTGAGACTCGTGACCAACATGATTCGACTTGCCGGAGAAGTCTTTAAGTCATACAACAAACCAAAAAGAGACATCCAGGGAGGTAAACAGTTCGCTGTGGCCGCTAAAGAAGATGGTGAAGTTCGGTTAGTTCGTTTTGGAGATGCGAATATGGAAAACAAAAGTGACGACCCCGAACGCCGCAAGAACTTTAGAGCACGTCATAATTGTGATGAGCCCAAGAGTAAATTAACAGCTGGATATTGGAGCTGTAAGGCTTGGTAAACCGATTACTTAATAAAAGCTGTAAGTCATAAGCCCAACGAAAATTTCCGCTAGAGGTAGACTTTAAATATGCAGCTCTCTAACTATGGGCTCCCGGAAGTCCGATGACGCTCAGAACGTCTCGTGCGGCTTAACTTTAGAAGACGAATTCGTTTTAACACGAATACGAGTCAAAGCTCACTCACTCAAGAATAAAGAAAGAGATCAGTATCTTTGGGAGACCGTTTTTAAGTTAGTTTGTCGCGAAAGAGCTTATAAGACGGTAATGAATGAAGTAGGAATCGCTGTGGACACTAACATGGATCTTTTTGATGATGTTCTTGAAGACCAAGATTAATTGAGTTTAAACTATAAGTAAGTAACCGAAGTACGCGTAGCAATGAGCGAACGGCAGATACTCGAGCAGTTTCGTTCGACTCCTGAAGGCCAACGTCTGCTTCAGGCTATCCGTTTTGCTGAGGGGACCTCTGGACCTCAGGGGTACCGCACCATGTTTGGTGGCGGCACATTTTCAGATCTAAGTAGGCACCCAGATCGAGTTATATCCGCTGGCGGTTACAACAGTGCAGCTGCTGGCGCATACCAATTTATGCCTGGGACATGGAATCAACAGGCATCGAAGCTTGGGCTGTCGAGTTTTGGTCCTTACGAGCAAGATATAGCCGCTCTTGGTTTAGCTAGAGATCGGTTGATGCCTCTTGGAGGTTTATCAGTCTTAAAGACGGAGGGTTTAAGTCCGCGTGTATCAGCCGCACTTGCTCCTGAATGGGCGTCCTTCCCGACTCTTTCAGGTAAAAGCTATTACGGTCAGCCTGTAAAATCTCTTCAACAGATTCAAAGTGTGTATGGCGGTGAGGTTCGGAACGCCGCAGCTCCTGGTTCTCCAGCTGCAGCACCGGCTCAAAGAGACTTCAAGTCTGAAATGGCCGGTATTCTGTTCAAATATTTAGGTAATCGCAATCAAGCTTCTGATCCCTACTCCACTTTGATAAGTTCAAACGCAACTGCAGACTTATTAGAGCAAGAAGGGACTCTCGAAGCTCTTGAGAAAGCTGACGAACTACGCTCAGCGGGACTTATGAAGGCTTTTGAAAGTTCCTCTACTTCAGACGATTACTCAAAACTAGCTTCAGATTTACTTTCGGTTGTCCAGCAACGAGAGCTTGGTCAAGCAACGGCTAGCTCCACATCGCCTGGTTCACTTAGTGTAGTTCAATACATCACAGGTGATCCTCAACATCCAAACTTTGTGTCCGACCACGGTGGTTCTAATTATCACGACCATTTGGAATTTCCTACGGTCGAGCAAGCAAGAGTTGCTGCCGCAAAGTTAAACCAGGCTGGAATTAAAACCACGGAACTTAAAGGTATCAACCCCGTGGGACAACACACAGCCGGGTCGGCCCACTATCGCGGCGTGGCCTTTGACGTTCCTGGGGCACAAGTTCCAGTTGGCCAGGAAAGGCAGCTTTCTTCTCGGGTCAGGAACGTTCTTGGTTTCGGGTAATTTCTTAGATGAGTTCGATTGATGTCTAAAACATCTACTAAACTAGAATGAAGAAAGATTAGAGCTAAAAATGTCCGTTCCGCCAATTGACTGGGGCAAAGTTTTAACACCCGCCGCGACCAGTCTTGGCACAGGGCTTGGCGGATTTCTCGGAGGCAAACTTGGACAGGCTGTTGGCCTGACTCCTACCAGCTATCAAAGTGGGGTCACCCAAACAGCGATCAACGATCAAATAGAAAATATCAAAAAGTTAACCGAAGAAATCCAAGCTCGCGCTGAGTACTATCGCGGTTTGGGTGAGCAGGCAACCGCAGACCTCGGAAAGATTTCAGGGATTTCAATTCCTGAGTACCGCACATCGGCGCTTGATCAATTTAATCAAGGTGTGGCCGCTGAACGAGCCCTGGGTCAAAGCACCCTGCAAAATTACGACCCCAATCTCTTACGTTCTGCAGCCGGTGGACGTTTTCGGTCTGCGCTCTCCTCTTCGGCTGATGACTACCGAAGGGCTATCGGATCTTTAAGTAGCGAAGGATCCCAACGCTTTTTAACCGCAGCAACCGCTGTTCCCGTAGCAGCATTCAAGTCGATAGCCGACGATCGAGATTTCAATAATCTCCTCAATCCGGAATTCATGTCTCAAGCCACGAACCCCATGACCGTTAGTATGGATCTAACTAAATACAAGCCCTACATGACATATAATGTCTGATCAGATTAGGGAACTTCCTCACGAAAGGAAACTTAGGTTTCATGGTGAGGCAGGTTTTGCTAAACATACTTATAGATTTCGCTCTAGACCCGACATCCGGTTTGCTGGAAAAGTTTGGTCTGAGAGTGAATTAGATAGGAGTCGTCGTCTAGCTCGCACACGCGACACTCGAAAGATGACGGAAACCCCCGTGGGACCAGGGTTTGGTACTAGAGATAATGTCGAGCCGGATAACACACCTGCATCGGTTGAGTTTCTCAACAAAAAACTCGACCAAATGAGCTATAAAGATCGATAAAATCTCCGATCCTCTTGTCTGTATTTAAGGAAGATGGAAAGTAATACACAAAACCAAAACATCTTGTTCTACCAAGTTTTGGTAAACCTGGAGCATCTATAAACAGCTCAGGTCTTTCTTTTGCGATACACAAAGGAAGGTCTAAACCTATTTTCTGAGTAGTCAAAAGAGCTACTTCGGAAGAAGTTAAAAATACGATTGCTTCGTCAAACTCGTTTTTTCTATATTTGGACAGGCAAGTTTCTAACCAAACTCGCTGAGCAGATCTATGAAATCTTTTTCTCTTTTTAAATATGTAAGGATCTTTTGGTTGTTCGTCATTATTTAGAAAATCGCGTGGGGGATAGAGGTAAACAGACTTACCTTTCCAATTCTGTCTAAGTCCGTCTGTTTCTCGGGTAAAAAATCTATTGGCATTTATAAGCGTATTTGCTCGTTCACTTGATGCGGGATCGAGATCGATTTCACCTCCGAAAAAGGAAGTCGTCAAACCTATGAGTTCCGGAGGTGAAACAAAATCAATCTGAGCTAGCGGCATCAGAGGTTTTATTCAAAAGTTCGTCAGCGGCATCGAGATCAATTAGGTGGACACTCATGCCTTTCTGATCGACCATAACAACGATAGGTTTATTGTTATCGCCTTCCTTGTCGACTACTGAAAGAAGTTTACGTAAAAATGCTGCGAGATCTTCATCCATTATCTCCTCAGCCAGTGCGATATCCGTTTGGATATCAGTGACGCTCATGTATTGACTGTAGTCAGGGTTAGAAGGATTAAAAAATAAGGCTCCTTTACCCTCAGCTTTTTTAAACTCATCGTAGAGCGTAACAATATCACCGATAATCATTTTCACGGTGTTGAGCGCGATTCGATTTTGAACCTCGCTCTTACCAAACAATTTCTTGGCTAAGCCAGAAGCAGTGTTCTTGAAACTACCCATTGCAATACCCTGAGAAAGAATTCCATGCGTCGCTTAGCACTTTAGCTGAATCAAAAAGAAAATTTGAGATGTTGGTTTCCGCCGGGTCTAATTTGCAGTAATGCCTACCCTCAACCAGACCGGACTCCCCTTTTGATGTAATACCTTGGTAAACGAGTTTATCTATGACAACAGGTTGCACACCAAGACGCGCAGCTACTGTTTTTTTGTTTACGAACGCTGTGGTGACCCCGCCAGACGAAGAGTTGGCAATGATCATCAAACTTGCGTCAATGTTCCTCAAAATTTGAAGTAAATCTTTGGTCAACATGTTTAAGATTGTTAAAAAATGAGGGGCTGCCCCGGCACCTGATATCAGGCACAGGGGTTCAGTTACCACGATCAGGAAATGGCGAAAACTGATCGTACCCCGGAGGTTACTGGCACAGGGCCATTCTTACAAGTACCAGCGATGTAATTTTAGGGTTGTTTAAGCCAATCTGAGTCAGATAAGTCGCTGAGTTTAGTGTTTTTTCGATTAAAACCAGAGCGAACGGTCTTTGAAATAGCCGGTTGCTCGAATCTTGACCTTAGATGTGCTGGATTTACGCAGCCGATAGTTCCGCATATCCTTTTTACGCAGAAATTACCGATATCTGCTTTATAAAACCCATAAAAAATGTTTTCTATATTTATTTTTTTACCTTGTATTGTTATCGTTTTATACTCTGTCTTCCAGCACTTACACATATCCCTGTTTTGAAGGGTTAATTGTGTAAAAAGTGCCCTGAGGTCAGGAGAAATTTGATTCAGATCGGGTTCTGAAGCTCCCTCGTTTATTGACTCGAGGCACTGTTGGCAGACTGTATCGGTGTTTAAGTGATCTTTGTTCCTTAAACACATGACTCAAAGATCATTGAGTATGCACTCAAGTTTAGGAACGAAATCACTAGGTTCCTCAACCAGAAGCTCGACAAGATCTTTAAGTTTTCCCTTCAAATCAGGGCTTTCCTTAGGGTCGTTCAAGATCCCCCAGTACTTGTAGGCGTTGAGCAGATAAAGGTGCGTTTGCTTAGCTCGGAGAGCCTGGGTTTTCCATTTTTCAAAGTCAAAACTGCTTTGATGTCGGCTACTACCGGTCTTAAGTTCAAGCTCTCGAATTTCAATTTGAAGCTCAATGTCCCGAATCGTGTATTCGATAGAAGAGATCTTGGCTTTGCACTCAGCGATGTTGTTGGGTTCCTCGGAATCGGAATAAATCCAGGGAGGAAGATTGTCGATGATGTACTTCTTATCCCAGAGACAGGGTTTTTGTTCCGGCGTGGAAATCATGAGCTCAAAATGGAGTGAATTAATGCGTTGTAATTGCCGTCGATCACATAAAGAACATGTGACTCAAAGCTTACCCTAACGATCAGCTTGTACTTTCTTAGCTGTTTTAAGTCCCGTAAGAGTTTTTGTTTTGACAGTCCTAACTCATCGAGGATTTCTTTAAGGGATAACGGCTGCCGACATAGTAACAGATAAATTAAATTCGAGTGATGGCTCACACAAGCACTGATTTTTTTAAATTCGTAATTGTTCGTAGAGAAAGCTGACAATTGTACTTCGCTTCGAGGAGCAGTTGAATCGTCTTGTTTGAAAACTTCTTGGTAAGCCATAGACGAACATCCTCCTTCATTTGAGGGGTAACTTTGGTTGCGGGACTCAGGGTCCGCATCATGTGATACGGATTGACACAGTCTTCACATCCGCAGGTTGGCAGCACCTTGTCCCTGGTCGCCAACTCAATGTCATAAAACTTTGAGAAAACGAATCTTCTCGGGCGCATGATCGTCCCATCCCTGTCGACAAGACGTTGAAACTGCTTAGGAAGAAACAAGTGGTCCTGAGCGTTTACGCGAATCCTGTTTTGGGCCAGCCAAGCGGAAACCTGATCGGAGGGGCTTCTGGCGTCTCGGTCTTCTTGGATGCAGGTCGGGCATGCGAAGCGCCCGGAAACCCTGTGGGAACGCGCCAGGTCTTCAGTGGCTACCCATTCAGGGTCTGAGCGACCGCACGAGCAAGTCAGCCGGGCATACGAACCGAAGTCTTCAACGGTGTAAGCGTCGAGCTTGTACGTGTTTTCTGGGTCTCCGTCGGGTTTTTGGGCTGTTAAAGGCGTCTGAACGACAAGTCCAAAGACGGAAACCAACACAGGGTTGGTCACGATGTGATCTGGATTGACATGTTGATCACAGAAGGATAGCACGGTCCGCTTTGCCCTTGGACTTAGTTTTTCTATTCAATGGTTTTCTTAACGAAATTTGCGTGTCGCTTGTGTCTCACTCGGTCTGAGCCCCATAGCTACCGCAAAAAGACGGAACTTTTGTTTTTGCTCATAGTATTATATAAATTAATTTTAAATACGTTTACAGAATCCAATTCTAAGGAACTTCTCGTTAAGCCCCGGTTCCACAGAACTTTTTTTGCTGCGAAGGGTAAGCGAGGGAAGCACCGTGGTAACACGATCTACAGATTTTCTTTGGCAAACAGGTATTATGGAATCATTAAGCACTCTGGCTGAGCCCCAATGGTTACCGTGCATCCTGCAACCTCGGAGTCTCCTGAAGTCGAGTATTGGCAAGAGTGTCGGCGACGTGCTCAAGAGCTGAACATCCCCGCCTGGCAGCTTGCGGAGTCTGAGTGGCATCACGAGCTACTAGACAACTCCAAGCGCAATCAATAACATCTAGGGGATTTCACATGAACTTCTCGTGAAGACCGAGCACTCTGAAGAATTGTTTCAAGATCGTTTTGTTCAGATGTACGAGATGTACCTCGATGGGGACTCGTACGAAAAGATCGGGAAGCGTTTCAAGCTCAGTAGAGAGCGTGTTCGTCAGATACTTAAAAACCGGAGCTCAGAGGACGAATACGAACAAATAAGAAAAAGAATCTTGAGCAAACGTGTAAACACTTGGCAAGTTAAAGAAATAGCTAACCTCATTAAAACGGGTCATTCCTGTCGTCAGATCGCTGAAGTTTTAGGTTGCAGCGTTGACTGTGTTAAACGGATTTCGTCGAAGTACAAATTTCAAGAGTTACGAAAAGTAAGCTAATATTTAGTAAGGAGGGCCGTATTTACAAAGAGCATAATAGATGCCCGCGTGCCCGCATTATCCCAGTCGACACAGTTTACACACTCCTAATTTTGGAGGCGCTATTGCAGCGCTTGTAGAATGTATCAATACGATTAGCGGCGTGGGAACTACATCCTTTACGATTGACCCCTCGGGTTACGCCGCGAATTTCGAGGGTTTAGTTCAGGTTATTGAGGATTTGAACTTCACCATGAGCGGTATTACCGCTGGAGGTGGAGGAGGCTCTTATAACGCAGGTTCTGGTTTATATCTAACAGGTGGCGACACCTTTAACGTTAACTTTGAAACTGTTTACCAGGAAGTTGTTTCTGGTCACTTCTTTGCTGAAGCTGATCTCGCTGTAACTTTCAGCGGTAACAATGTCGTTTATAGCGGCAGCCAAGGCGGCGGCGGTGGCGGCGGAGGAGGAGGCGCAACTGTCGGAACCAGTCCTGGTGTTGGCTTTACCGACGGTTCGCTTTGGTTTGATACTAATGAAGGCCGTCTCTTCGTTTACGCGTCTGGCGCTTCGGTCTCCGACCCAGATTGGTACCAAACTAACGCTGAAGCTCTTGCCTACAAGTCTGAAGAACCACCTTCCGGCGCTGGTTACAACGCGCCGCCGCGTGATGGCTCACTGTGGTTTAACACTTTAATAGGTAACCTGTTTGTATACGATGCCGTTTCGAGTGGGTGGTATGAAGCTGGTCCTTCTCGATCTTTCGCTTACGGTGCTGCTGCTCCCGCTCCCACTGTTGAAGGAGCAGGTTGGTTGGATTCGACTGTTAATCGTTTGAAGATCTGGAACGGAACCTCTTGGGCAGATATTGATATTGACGGAGGTGTCGTTTAATGGCTAATTATCAACGTTTAAAGCGGACTACTTCTACTGTCCAAACAGGCGATCCTGCTGTTGGAGAGCTGATTGTTAATACTCCCTCCGGTTATGTATATACGACTAGGGATGATGGTGCTCTTGTTTTACTAAATAACGGCATTCCTGGTCCGATTGGCCCGAGCGGCGTGGTCGGGCCGTCCGGTGCAGTCGGTCCTAGCGGCGTTATAGGTCCAAGTGGAGCCATCGGACCTGCAGGTAGTGGACTCATACCGTATTACGGCTCTTTTTACAGCAATGCAAACCAGACAAACGCATCTGGTACTGCTGTAAATCATATGACGTACAACAATACAGCTGAGGTTAACGGAGTTTCCGTTGCTTCTGGCTATATTGTCCAGGTAGCTAATTCGGGTGTTTATAACGTCAAATTCACCGCTCAGATCCAGAAGTCGAATGCCAGTTCCGAAGATATACAGATTTGGATTGCGAAAAATAACGTCAATGTTGCTGACTCCAACACGAGTTTGACGATACAGGGGTCAAACAACCGAATCGTTGCAGCGTGGGGTTGGTTTATTGCTTTAGATCGTAACGAACATGTGGACCTCCGTTGGCATTCAACAGATACTTCAATGTTCTTATTAGCTTCTGGCGCTAATAATTTACCTACAAGACCCGCTATTCCTTCTGTTAGTTTAACAGTTAATAGAGTTGGTTGACACGCACGGTTTGACCCGTATACTTGGTCCGCTTCACCCTCCTTATGGCCAAACCCAAGTCCACTCTTAACAAAATTGAGTCCAAGCCTAAGAAGACCCGTCAAGGAGACGGTCAGCACTCAAAGGCTTCTCATGGAAGGAAAAAATATCGCGGACAGGGAAAATAAAAGTAGAATTAAAATAGTAAATACCCCGTAAATGTCTTTTGCCACATTTTTGGCGGGGGAGACTTTAAGCCCCGGCGATCCCGTTGCTCTCACAAGTGGTGGAGTCGTTTATAAGTGCTGTGCTGTCGACCCCAACACCCACTTTTTAGCTGGTGTTTGTTTAGAAAGCGGCACAGCTAACGGTCAAGTCCGCGTGGGAACGGATAACGCCGGGAGCATTTATTCTGGTTTGACTCCAGGTTATCCCTATTATGTTGGTTTAGCTTCGGGTACTTTAGTTAATAGTTACGATCAATTTATTACCGATTTGGGTAACACTGGATATGGAAGTGCAGTACTTAATTACGTTGGTCGAGCTATTACTAGTTCGCGCATTTCTGTTGAGCGTTCCAATCCAATTACTATTACAAATCCGACAGCGGGAAGTTTCTTACTAGAGTCTTCTGTCAGTATTGTGACCCCATTTTTCATTCTTCAAGAAGATGGGTCTAAAATTACCTTAGAAGGTGCTTCCTAATGGCTAACGAGAAGATTTCGCAATTTACACCACTAACTACGTTAGCCAGTGGTGACTATTTACCTATTATCGACATTTCTGAACCCGCTGCTGCGGATCAGAACAAACGAGTTGGCATTGATATTCTTGACGGTCGGTATTATGCCGCAGCTAGTGGGGATGCCGCACTAACCTTAGCTGTTTCCGCTCAAGCTTCAGGTAACGCCGCACTTGTTGATGCAGCAGTTGCGTCTGTTGCTCTCGCTTCCGGTAACGCCGCACTTGTTGATGCAGCAGTTGCGTCTGTTGCTCTCGCTTCCGGTAACGCTGCTCTTGTAGATGCTGCTACCGCTCAAGCTTCAGGTAACGCAGCTTTAACTGACCTTAGCGGCAAGTACGACAAGACCGGTGGTCCTATCTCGGGTCCCGTAACCGTTCAGTCTCAGTCGATCGGTACGATCTCGACCTCGACTGTCTCTGGTGTCATATTCCTCGATTTCGGCAGCTGTAATAATTTTGATATCACCCTTAACGACGCTAACAACACTCTGGCGGCTCCTACCAGCGCCAGTGGCGGTCAGACTGGTCAGATCGTTATCCGCCAAGACGGCGGGGGGAGTCGATTACTAAGTTACAGCGGCGGTTGGCAGTTTACCGGCGGTTCAGCACCTACCCTTTCGACTGCTGCTGGGTCTACCGATGCACTTACTTATTACTGCGCATCTTCTTCGGGCTTCTTAGCTATTCTTACC